TCAAGCACAGCTTCCCATTTCTTCATTTCGTTTTTCAGATGGGCTGTAGCGGGCTCAAGCAAGGCCGCGACACTTCCGGCGTACCCATTGATGACTTTCACCTGGTCGTTGAAGGGGCTCACGAGTTCTTTACGACGAGTCTCAACTTTTTTCTCGAAGTTTTTTAGCTCGCGAGCGGCATCGGTTACTCGCTCCAAGGTTTCATTCGAGTCGATTTTCATTTCGAAGATCGGCTTCACGTACATCTGAATATTGGCCTTGATGGGATCGAAAACTTTCAAATGGTTTTTTTGGTCAAAGACCTGGATTGTTTGCTCAGACATGGTTTTATTTCCTTCCTTTACTTCGTTTTTATGGCTTCAAGATCCGCCTTCACGATGAGCATTTCTTCGTTCGACGTTTCTTTAAGTGTTTTGTTGAACTGTTTTTTTACTTTTTCTTCGAGATCCTTCATCGTGAGATTCGCGGCTTTCGCCAGGTGCATGATCTCGCGCGCGAGTGCGTCTCGGTCGATGATGGGTTCTGACGGTTTTTCAGATTCCGGCGACGGCGCGGCCGCTTCTTGTGATGGCGTGACATCGATCGTTTCGGCTTTTGCATCCGAAACTTTTTGAAACTGGACAGCGCCTTGAGCCTGCGGCGGTTGCGATACATCTTTCACCACGCGGCCTTGATGATCGACCTCGGCACCAAGTTCTTCAGGCACGTAGTCCACACCCATCAAAACTTCGGGGAAAAGACGGCGTTTCATTCGAGTAATCGTTCTCGCAAAGAGCATGTCGGCCGGATAATTTTTCCAGTTATCTTTTCCGAGAAGACCCGCTTTTCGTGCATCTTCAATCGTCCACTTGAACTCAGTGAGCGCCTCTTCTTCGGGACGCTTTGCCTGGATCACGCACTCGGTATCTGTGCTGACGGTGATCTTGACGATGGCTTTCGGATAAACCCTGCGAATTTCAGCCAACATCAATTCAGCGGCACACGTGGGCCTGCCGTTCACGACCGAAATATATGCGAAAGAGACCAGAGGCTTTAGACCAAGCTCCCAGCCCTTAAGCGCGATGATCGCCGCGGCTTCCGGCGTCTTCACCGAAGTCGGGAGCAATCCAGATTTTAAGGCCGTCGCTCCGATTTCTTTGAGTTGAGCCCAGTCATTCGCGGACGGTAAAACAGAGAGTGCAGTTTCATTATTCATTTTCATTGCTCCTTAAATTACGAGGTCACGGACGCCGAGCTCGTAGCCCTTCCAAGCCGAATCTCCCGACTGGTAAATTTCTTTTAAAATTTTAAGACCTTTCAGCGCTTCCTCTTCACCCTTGGCAATCGATTTGTCGTCGATGCGGTAAACGGCGGACTCGTAGGGCTCTTCTTTTTCACTCGGGATCAGATTGAAATTTCGGACGTAACGGCCCAGCACCTCAGAGACAATTCCTAGATAATAGGCGGCCGAAATTCGGTAGAGAAAAAATCGGGCGTCTTTCCCAAACGCTGACGGCGATGCGCTCTTGCAAGTCTTGAAGTCATTCAGTTCCTCAAGCGTAGAGAGGTCTTTTTGCAGAAGATCGACACGGCAGCGTTTAAGCAGTCCTGTGACCTGGCACTGAGAGAAAAAGGTCACTTCAAATTTTGCGTTTTGAAGCCGCGGCTTCACGTCAGGGTGCTCGATCAGTTTCTTATGCATCAAACCGATCTTTTTGATTTCTTCGCTGCTAAGATCTTTTTTGTACTCGGTCGTGAACTCCTCGAAGTCCGTTACGTAGGCATGAAAGGCAGAGCCAAAGAAAAGGGCTCGCTCATTTTTCACGCCTTCATACAAATAGTGATTATAGGATTTCTCGACGATGCTTTTGATAAGTCCTGATCGGACTCCCGGCATACGCGGGTCGTTATAGACGACCGAAGGGATGTCATCGAAAGCTCCAACGAGATTGCCACGCTTTGCCATCGAGATAAGCGACTGCAGAATTTCTTCGTTTTTTGGACTGAGGCTCATCGAGAACCTCCATTGCTGCGTGCCGAATGTTGAGGAACTGTCAGTTGAGCGTTCCCAAGAGCCCCGTTTTCCGGTAAATCTAAAGCAAGGAGAATCGCATAATAGACGGTCGCGGAGATTACTTGCCCATCGGCTGCTTTTCGAGCCGTTGCGAAGGAGATCTTTGCCTGACTAGCGAGGTCTTCAGGGCGCATACCTTTTGACTTCATTCGGCTGCGGATAATGTTTTTAGGTATCGAATATTTCATATAAAAAGTTATAACAAGTTAGTGATAACTCGTCCACGAGTTTATTGCATCTACGGAGAAATGGTGTCTAAGAGATCGAAATTACTAATAAAAAATATGAAGGCGCTGATGGAAAAAGCTGGCTTAAACCAAAGCCAGCTAGCCGTAAAACTCGGAATTGCGCCTGGAACCGTAAATAATTATTTGAATGGCAAGAACGTTCCCACCTTGGATTCAATTGGCGACATCGCTGATGTCTTCGGGGTTTCGATTTCTGAATTACTAAGCGACGAGGCTCCGCCCCAACCAAATATTGTCGAGCTGCCAGCGGCCGTGAAAATGGCTATTGAAAAGGGAAACGCGAAGCTTAAAGACGAAATCAACGAAATGCTTCTGCCATTTTTGGCTAAGCTCAAAAGCGATCTTGGCGTTGAAGAAGTTGTTGTTCAGCCGATCCCGAAGGAAAAGCTCGCAGTGTTTTTAAATTCGTTTCTTCGCGAAGTCGGACTGAGTGCCGACTTCTATCGCTTACTTGATAAAAATGCTGATGCTGAAACATTGAGAGTCGAATTCTTGCGCGAGATCGCACAAGCCCTGTTGTCATCGGACGGGTCCGTCGCAGCGAAAGCCAAAAAAGTTATTTTGGAACTTTCTGGAACTGGCTCGAAGGAAAAAAAGAAGTGAATGCTCCGACTCAAAACAAGAGTCTGATCGATCCACAAAAAGAGTCTATCGAAGGTCTCATCGGGGTCATTTTCTCTAAATCCCGATCCTCAAATTACGAAGTCACTCTCGCGATCGCGAAAACCGCAAAACTCTACGGCGAAGCGAGCATCGGAAAAACGACTCTTCATTATGCGGTTTTCGGACGCGATAAAATGGAGGCCTCAAAAGCCGTCGCTGTCATCAGCGCGGTGAGAGACTGGAAGAATACAAAGCTCTTTGCGCGCGGAAGAATTCTTGAGCGCCACTATAATGTGGACGCGGTTTTGAAATGTTATCTGAACAGTTTAGAAGTTGAAAACCACGAAGCTCACTGCCATTTCATTTATGACGACATGGCCGACGCGATCACTTTCCCGATGCAAGTGCATGGGCGGCATCTCGTGCCTTGTCGAATGATTCAGGGGTTTGTTCGTGACGTCGTTCGTGATCCGGTAGCCGGGCCTAAAGATTCGATCCAAGCTGCGGCCGTCCGCCGAGGATCATTTTGGTGTCCGCATTTTGATCCGACGAAATTTAGAGAGCTTGCGCCTGAAGAAAGAAACGCGTCGGAAGCAAGGATAAATCTCTTAACGCTCTCGCTTGGGAAGCTTCTTGGATTCAAGAAGTAGGCTCTTTGCCTGACCCAGCAAAATTCCGAGTTCAGGCTTTTCAACGAAATGAAAACTTTTGGTTTGTAGCTCCGGCAAAATATCGCTGATGCTCGTGAAAAGAATAAACGGCGTATCTTCGTTTGATTGCTTTAGGTGCTTAAAAACTTCAGTGCCAATGCCGTCGCCTAAATGATAATCACAGATCACAAGATCGAAGGTAAACTGATCGATCTCTTTTTTTCCGTCTTCCATCGAAGAGGCGAAAACGAATTCAGCTTCAACATTTTTGAAGCTCTCTTTTAGAAGCCATCTTAGAGAGTCGTCATCCTCGATAAAAAGTATTTTCTGAATCACCGCACTCAAACTAAGCAGCCCTCGAAAACTGAACGGCCTCCGCCCAAATCACTGCCGGAAGTTTTTTCGGAGGATTTGCTTTAGCGATAAGTTCATTTCGCTCACGTATTGATTTCTCGTCCAGCACTGTTTGAATAAGCGACTGGCAACGTGCGTGTGCCGTTTTCCCGTAGAACGCTGTGACTTTAAGCATGGTGCTGACTGGAGGAGATCTCTTTCCATCTTCCCACTGCTTGATATGTCGTCTTTTTACTTTGAACTTTCTTGCCACGGTGCGGATGGAGCAGCCTTTTGAAAGGCGTTCTTCACGCATCAAAGCTGAGACGCGCTCATTTACGCTGCGTAGTATCTCTTCTTTTGTCTGGTTTAATTCCATCCTGCCTCCGATATACCTGCCTACAGCAGGCCTTCTTGCATTATACCTGCCTATAGGCAGTATTGTGTAGCACGAAATCCGTAAACTTTCCCTATGGAAGTTGAAGATTTCAAAAAAGACAAATTCTTAAAAGATTTAGGCGCTCAAATCGCCAAGGTAAGAAAACAAAAGGGATTCAGCCAGGACAGACTCGGGCTTGAAGCTGGCCTCGCGCGCGGCACGGTGAGCAAAATCGAAAACGCGGAAGTCGAGGCGAAGGCCGGAACTCTTGCGCTGATTGCAGTCACCTTGGGCATTTCGCTTTCAAAGCTCATGAACGTGGAGTTCTAATCCTTCGTTTTCTGCGCCTCGGCGATATGTGAATCCTCGATTTCTCGGGCGACTCCGATCACGTCGTCGTGAATCTCCTTTAAGAGAATGCCTAACCCGTACCAGATGTCAGGCTCGTCAAGCGCAGTCACACCGCTATCGGTTTGGTGTTCAAGCAAATGAGTCAAAGACCGAAGTTTAAAACACGCGGTTCTTAGTTTCACGTAGTCGCCGACGGGCTCCTTTAGACTTCTTTTCTTTTTAGTTTTCTTTCCCATGCTTGTAAGCATGGCGTGGTTTCTTCCAAAAGAGAGCTAAAAATTTCCTATTTGTTTATCCGCGGTCAAAATACTCAAAGTGCATCCCGTCGCGCCGCTTAAAATTACCGCCCCAATAAAAGCCATGTTTCTTAAAAACGGCAATTACTCGCGGGTCCATTTCAGGCTCGGCATTTCCAAGCTCGTTACCTTTGTAATTCAGATCAATGGCGATCGCCCAGGAGTGCAGACTCATGTTCGTGCTCGATCCACGGATCTTTCGAATATTGAAACAGCCATCGAAGGTCTTGATTTCATCGGTAAGCCCCGAAAGAACGATCTCCTCAAATACAGCCTGAAAAACCGATACGAGAAGCTTGTGGCAGTAAAAACCGCGGGAAGTGGTTCCTTTCTTGAGCGGAAAAGCCTTTAGAGTCGGCGCGAGTTCACAAAACGCCAGGTTGGCAGCTTGCCACCCCGCAGCAAGCGGGTCTCCGAAGATTGATTTGATCTCGGCGTAACTGCGCGGTCGTTTTGGCGCACGAGAATCGTCCACAGGCCCATCCTTGATCCCGAGAGCACTCCAAGTCTTTGTCCCCACGACACCGTCGGCCTTGAGGCCCTGGGCCTTTTGAAACAGCAGGACGCCACGTTCGGTGATGGGGCCGAAGTCGCCGTCGATATTCCCGCCGTAGTATCCGAGGTCCTTGAGGCGAGCCTGCAGGACTTTTACGTCTTCGTTCGAGGAACCCTTTTTAAGTTTTGCTTTTGCCATGTTGATACTCCTTTTTTAGCGCCTTTACGGCAGCCCTTTAGATTTAATTTGTTCATCGAGTTCAAAGACCCTGCGTTCCCAATTGGAAATGTTGTCGGTACAGTTTCCTTTTTCTTTGCAGACCTTGATGATGAAAGCCTTGATCTTCACCCATGAGGGAATGGGCACTTGAATCATCGTCGGCCGAAGCTCCCACCACGTTTTGCCGTCGAGCTTTTTCTCTTCGTCGATGAAAAATGATTTGTCCGAAATCGTGTTCGTACAAAAACCTCTCGTCATCGAAAGCTCAGTGCAGATCGGAACGTCTGGCGGAGTCGTTGCACACGCGCTAAGAAGCAAACTTAACAAGAGGAACGAATTTTTTAATAAGTTCACTCTCAGCCTCCTTTCGTGCTGTCTCATCGCCGGCTTGTTGAAGCCGCCAGTAATTTAAAGCGGCCGCCTCAAAGTCTCGCCCCTGATCGGCCACTCGCGTGTCGATAAAGAAAAAGAAGATTTGGGTTTCAGCTTTCGTCGCAACGATCGTCAGAACTTTATTGAGCACCCAATCCGTGATTGAACTGATGAGTGGCAGACCGAAAAACCCGGTGAAAGCCACAAGCTCAACTTTCACCGCTTTTGATCCCAAAAGAACAAAGGCTGATTTAATCGAGGCGACGTACTCGTCGCGGGTCATGCGGCGTCGGTCTTTTTGCCGCCCAAGAGCGATTGAATAACGCCAATGATGGAAAGCCAGACGCTTCCTATTCCCGGGATCGCTTTGATTGAATCCAAAAGCTCATGAAGAATGATCGCGCCCGCTCCGGCTGAAATATAGGCAAGTGCACTCGCCCAAGTGAGACTCGTTCCAAGAGATAAAACTCCAAAGATTAAGCCCAGAATCGGCGCGGCCCATGCCTTCGCAGCTCCGAGCTTGTCCCAGGTGACCTCCCGAATGGCGCTGATTTTTAGCGTAGAGAGAAGAACGGCCGCAATTCCCGCGATTTTCAAGACCCAAGGCAGTCCTCCAAATTGTTTGATGAGAGTAATGACCTGGGGAAAGAGTCCTTCGACGCTATCAACGGGCGCAGGAATGGTGTCTTGTGCGAACACCAAAACAGTAAAGAGCATCATGGTGAACGCGAGACCAAAAATTTTGAACGTAGTTTTCATTTTTCCTCCTTGGAACGTGGTTTTTTGTTTAACGACTGCCTTTTGAAACCCCGGTGGATTTCACGCCACCAGTGAGCAAAATATTGTAAATGGAATCGATCTTGGCGCTCTGATCGCGAATCATCTGCTCAATGCGAGCAGTATCGGTCTTTCGTTGAACGCTTTCGTTTTGAAGCATTTCTTTTGTCGCGTATCTGTTTTCGACGGCGACGACGAATGAGGTGATCTTGCTTGCGCCAGAAAAAAAGAAAGAAGAAACACCGACGGAAATTGCGATAAAGGTTTGAATCGCCGCGAAGTGCAGAGGTTTCAATTTGATCGTGTTCGAGTCGGTTCGTTCCCGGTTTGTCATCTATGACTAAATGCTAACGGTGGAAAAACGAGCGCATAATGTTTCGTTTTCGACGTGTCAAGTGCTCGACTCTGGCTTAGGGTTTGATCCAACCCATTTGATAACCGGTGAATGCGGGCGCGATTCCCTTTGCACTCATGAATGCGGCTACAGCCGTGTGTTTTCCTGCGTAGGGACTGTGGCAGTCATCAACAGCGATCATGCACCCTGATGGAAGCTGATCCCATACGGCCAGCAACTCTCCGAGAGCGTGGTTTGCAGCCGTTTGAGGTTGCCCAAAATCAAAGTCGAGAGAGTCCAGGTAAAGAAGACCGATCTTTGTAAGCGTTGAAGGCGGAAGAGCCGCCAAAACTTCAATTGAATTTCCGACCGAAAAATCAACGTGCGTCGTCTGTTCTTCCGCGATGTCCACTGCACGCTGATCGAGATCAATCGAAAGTGCTTTTGTATTTTCAACTTCACCCATGACCCAATCCCAAATGAGCGTACTCTGTCCGTCGCCTTGCCAGTTTCCACGTGCGCGGGCCGTTCCGGTCTCTACGATTTGATTAAGTCCTACGCTTGCCGCAACTTCAAAATGCTCAAGCATCTTTGCAAAAGTCGAAGCTCGGTAAGAGAGAGCGTTGATCCAGGGTTGGGATTGAAATTTCTCGATAAGTGTCATTGTGCTTCCTCTCGAAGTTTTCGGTAAAACTGTGCGACCTCGGTCGGATTCGGGAGAATTTTCTCCATCAGTCCAGCCGGGAGTTCTTCAGCTTTTACTTCCTGGTCTTGAACAGGCGAATGATCGAAGTGATTCCAGGCACCGTCGTGCCCAAAGTTTTTTGTCTTGTAACCGAACTGACCCTTGCGCCAGTGCGTGATGTAATCCGGGTGCTTGCAGCTTGCGACAAAGCCAATGAAGGCGTCGCCTGCAGCCGCGATATGAATCGGTGCTGAGTCGTTTGAAAAAAGAAAATGTGAATTTTTGAGAAGGCAAACCAGATCGCGCATCGAAAGTTGATTGCGAAGATCAAGAGACCCTTCGGGACTGACGTCCACGAAACCGACATTACCGCTACCGACTTCAAACCCTTCTTTGCCAATCAGGACCGTTTGAAATCCTTCACGCTGAAAGGCTCTGACTTGCTCATCCCAGTATTCTTTTGGAAATGTTTTTGAGGGCCAGTGTTTTCCTGCGTGAATAATAACGGCGCGCTTTCCGAGTTCGAGCGCTTGACCGACAAGGGGATTCTCAACCGGATAATCTGGGAGCTGAATTTCTTTATCAGCGTTCGGGAGCTGACAGCGAAACATGCAGATTGAAGGAAAATCCACGCAGTGAGAAATCATGTGCGAAACGAACTCCCAAAGAAGATGATTGGGAGTGACGATGCTTTGAAACACCATGTAGTTATCATGAACAGGCTGAACTTTTCGAGTGTCGAAAATTTCTTTGAATTTAAGATGCGTGAAAAGATCGGGCTGCCGAGTCGAAAGTGAGATCTCGCATTTCGGAAATGCCATAAGCGCAAATCGAATCGCGGGCTCGGCGCAAACTTGATCGCCAAGACCTCCCCACGTGTTAATGAGGAATTTCCTTTCAACCCCTCGGTCGAAAGCTTCTTTGACGTTGAATGAAGGAACCATTCTCGCTGGGAGAACGACTCTTGGAGGCGTTTTTGTTTCCATGCGGTTTTAAATCATGATCCGCGATGTGGACGGATTCATCACCGCTTCGTTTTCAACACGTCGAACACTTAACGCCTAAATGTCGTATTCTATTTCCACACGGTCACAGAACGGATGAACGCCTAGTGGCGTACTTCCGAACTTTGGGTAGCCCGTGGTGACGACAACCGCGTAAGAGCTGCCGGGGATAACATCGATGTCGTTTGTCTCAAACTCTTCCGCGTCCTTGAAAAACAGGCTATTTCGCACAGGCACGGGCGAGCTAATGTTCGCCGGAAACCCAGCTTGGTTACTTAGAAGTGTTGCTCCCCAAGTCCAAAGCGTTCCATCAGAGCTTTTGGCGAGAATTCCCATTGCATCGTCAATGATCCATTCCCACTTGCGGCCGCCGACGACGAGTGTGGGTGTTGAGCGAAACACAAACGAATTGTCATGAATTCCGATCCCGAGGGCTCCATTTCCATTTTCTCCCCAGGCCCACATATCTCCGTTGTCTTCAATCGCCCAATGGCGGATTTGGTTCGTGTAGGACATGAACTTAAATTTGCGCGCAGGCATGATAAGCACGGGCGAGCTTGAACCTTGAGGAAGTCCATTTCCGCAGGACGATTCAAAGAAGGTTCCGTCCCAGCCCCAAGAATAAAGATCTCCGTTTTCAGTGAGCATGGTTCTGGCACCACTCCCGCCGAACCCAGCTAACGGATCACCTATGTAAGCATAGGGAGCAACACTCTTAATTTTTCCGTAGTTCGTTACTAAATGCGGAGTGCTGTAGGCCACGTAGTTTACAGTTATAAACGGCGTGGATGAAGTGATAGTGCCTTCCGCGAACGCATCAAAAAACGGCGCGCCTGAGCCCCAAACGTAAAGATCATTTGTTTCCGTGATCCCCCAAACACCGTTTGCGAAAATAATATCGCGAAATTTATGTCCGCCTTGAATGAGGATTGGAGAACTCACACCGTTGACGGCTGTGGGATTAAGGCCGGCGCCAAGCTCTCCGCCACCAGACCCGAACAGAGGCATGTTCATTCCCCATGAATACCAGTTGCCATTGATGTCTTGTCCGAAAGAAAGATTGCCGTTCGTCTTTGCTTTTCGCCACTTCAAGGCGCCCAACACCAGCGAGGGAGCGCTTACCATTAAAGGCGTATTGAATCCGCCGCCCAGGGCTCCAGAGTTATTGAATCCCCACATATACAGGTCGCCCGACAGTGTAATTCCCCAGGGCATTCGTGCCTCGCGAAACTTAAGCCCGCCTGAAACCAGTTGCGGAGCACTGTAGGCATTTGAGTTCGTACCGTTTCCAATGGCTCCGCCTTGGTTGAGACCCCAAGCGTAGAGATCGCCATCCAACGTAATTCCAGCAGGCCCAGCAATACCTGTGGCTTGCCTGCGCCATTTTTTTCCTCCGGTTACGATCTGGGGAATTGACTGATTGGGAGTCTGAGTTCCATCCCCAAGAATTCCCGTAATGCCAAAACTTCCGTTGAGACCCCAGCCGAAAAGATTATTATCGAAGTCCATGAAATGAATTGCGCCTGCGCCCGCAGTAAAATCATTCCCATTCTCAGTGCCAAAATATTTCAGAAAACTCTGACGAAAAACTTTTTTAGCTCGAACCGATTTCACTCCAGCCGGGACGACCAAAACTCCATCATTCGTAAAAACCTTTTTTACCTTTGCCATATTTTCTCCTTACTCAAAAATGTAGTCGGTTCCATCGGCCCCGATGTTCTTTGCGCCTAGGTCCGCCTCGATTAAAAAGTCCGCGGCAACGCCGCCGAGCTTCTGCGCTCCTTGGCGCTGAATCGTGATGGGATTGACCGAAGCGTTTCCTTTGATGTCTTGAATCCGAACTTTGAATCCCTTCCTTGGAAGCGGAAGGATGACGGTTTTCGCGGCCGTCGAGACATCGACGAGTAAGTTCATGCCGTTATGGGCTTCGGTAATTTGAAAAGGCGTCGTAGTGACCGAAATATTTGATTGCTGACCGCTACTTAGGATTGGCGTCGCAGTGCCTTTTAGGATTCGGTAGATGTTTCGATCTGCGCCCGTGTTTGCGAAAGTCGCGGCTGCTGTCTGATGAATATCGAGTAGATTTTCAAATCCTGAGATTGAAAGGTTTCCGTCAATCAGGAGATCCCGAAACCCGTTCTTGTTTCCGCTGACTGTGACAACTCCTTGAAGGATAGAGTTCGGCCCAAGCCCTAGAAAAATGATTCCGTTGTTAGAGTTCGCATTCAGGTTTCCGACCATTACGCCTTCAAGAACGCGGATCACTCCGCCGCCGGCGGCCGCTGCCGCATCGTAGGCGTCTTGTGGCTCGTCAAAATCTGCTTCGCCAGAGAGCACTTGCGCTGCGGTTCCGAGGGTCGCCACGACCTTTTCGGGGTTTTTATCCGTCAGGTCTTCAAAGTATTTAAGCCACTGACTTAAAGAATAAAGAATCCAGTTTTCTTGTTGAGCAGGAAGCGGCTCACTCGGGCTCCAGCCTTGCGTTTTCTTTGAGCCCGAAGGCTCAGAAATTTTATCCACATCTCCCGATGGAACCCAGTCAAGTCTTGCTACGGTCGGTTTTGGAATCGCCATATTTCAATCTCCTTAATAAACGTCTGCCAAGAGGCCGCCGATGCTTGGGTCATCCACATCCCCAAAGCCTGATCCTCCGCTAAAAATAAAAGGGTTCGTTTCATCAAATTGTCCGAAGGAATCAAGCGACACACCTGCGGGCAAAAACTTCTTAAGCTGCGCCCGGATTTTTACGCGGTTCGCTTCTGGAATGATGGTGGAGGAGAAAATATCAACCGCTGCTGGGTAAACTTCGAGATACCAAATGAACGCGGCACCGATGAAGAACTTCGCCGCTGCGATGATCTCTTCGGGCGTGCCTTGATTGAGGTTCATGATGATTTGCGCTTTAATCACCAAACGAAAATCGTCGTCGTTCTGTCCCACTTCGCGCGCGGCCCCGACGATGCGACCGATTTTATCAAGCTGAACGCCGATGGCCGAATCAATCCAGCGCTCCATTTTAAGAGCCAAAAGTACATCTTCAATTTCTTGAAGCGGAGTTACGATGGCCTCTAAGGTGCCTTCGACTTTTGTTTTTCCTTTGTACTGTTCAATCAATCGTTCTTTTGCGAGAGCAACGTGATCTGAAATATAAGTTGAACTCATAAGACGTTTACCTCCGTATCGATCTCCGCGAATGAAGCGACTTCAAAAGGCTCGATTTCAATATTGTCGTCTACGGCGGGATCGCCAGGGGTTGTTGAAACAGGGGAAGTATCAATGCGGACTCGCACATTCAAAATTCCAGGAATGGAAACGAGCTGGGCCACGAACTGCGGATAGATAATGACGTCGCGGCCGATACCGAGGAACGCGCCCCATGCCACGATCAGTTCTTTGGCTTTCACGGCACCATTCACCGGGAAAAGTGCGGGATCTACGGTGAGATCAAGGCTTGTGAAAATTGCGACTTCGATTGGACGACTGAATTTGATAATTCTCGTGACACCTTGGGAGTCGATGACGTTTCTCGAAATCTGCCCGTAAGGCTCAATGCCGCCGGGCTTTGCTCTCCAGATCACGAGTGCTAGAGCGTCCTCGTCACCGCCATCGACGACACATTCAAAGGACTTTCCCGGTCTACCGTCCACGTCGGTCACAAGCTTATCGTTTTCAAAGACGAAGGCATCGGTGACGCCTTCGAGATTTTTAATCTTCGATCTGATCGCGTCGATGGTGGCATTGCCTCCGACGGCAAGAGTTTCTTCTCTGCGGGTTTTGAGTTGCACGTCGGTTTCCCGCGCGCGCCCTAAAGTGGTCGCTTCGATGTTGATCGTCCGAAAGAGCCCAGAAACCGGAGTGTCAATCACAGTCAGCGTTCCGATGGGCGCATCCGTTGCTCCAACCTCCAGAGCCTCGAGATCGACTTGCCCTTGGGGTTCACCGACCTGAACGGCAGTGATGCTTGTCGTGAGGGCGACGGCCGCTTCCGTAAGGGTGTTCACACCAATGCTGATAAGCGATTGCGCCTGAAGGCCATCGTCGCCATCGAATTCGATTTGAAATCCGGTGGCGAAATCTCCAGTCACAACGAGACTGCTTAGGTGCGGAAGTGCATTGAGCGCATTCTGAATGTCGGCGGCCGTCGCTGAGAAAAGAAGGACGACTGTTTCTTGGCTTCTATGGATCAGAGTGAATTGACCCGTGTCCGGCACCCCAGAAAAGGCAAGCTCCTGAATGGCGTTCGCACCCGCAACAAGGGTTGCGGAGTTTCTGGTTTTAAATTTTGCCTCTGGATTTCCGTTGACCGAAAACTGGGTGTTCACCGGAATCGGAGTTCCCACATCCCCAAAGAGAAGCTGATTGCGCTGGATTGATTTTGCGGATTCAAGGCGCCTGACTCCGTTGAACGCAACGGCGTTATCAAGGCTTACGCCCTCAGCATCATCCGGATACTGGGAGTGATAAACGTCTTCGACGACTTCCCAGATCGATGCTTCACGCTCTGAAAATGTGCCGACGAGCTGACCGAAAACGCCTTCAGGAAGAAGATTGATCGCGTTCCCGAGGCGCTGCCGGAGTACGTCTTCGATTTCCGGCTTGATGTCGGCCAGTCGTTTGATTTCAAGTCCGGTGCTAGATAATCCAAATGGCATACATCACCCCCCGAAAGTCTCTGTGAAAAAGTTGATTTCCCCGGAATAAGACGTGTACTCAAACTCGACGCTGAGACTGCGCACGGTTTGATCGAAGTTCATGGTGAAACTTAAGAGCTCCACAACTCCGGGAGTGGTCAGAATTTTTGATTTTAGAATTCCGTCGATCTGATTGATATTCGGATTTTTAACCAAGATGTCTTGGAAATAAGGAACGCCGACATCAAGATCGAGAAACCATTCGCCTAAAAACGTGCGAAGGCGTTGCTGCAAGTGCTGCCTTACGGCGTCGTCACTCGTTGTGAGCTGAAGATCGCCGTTTTTTATTTCAAGGTCGCCATCGACTCCAAGTTTTAGATCACTCATGTCGCCACCTTCACTTTACTTGAAGCGACATCATTCACCGTGGGCGGAGGGCTTACGGGAGCTGCGGCCGTCCCGGTTTGAGCGGTCGGTCCTCCTGTTGTTGAAACAAGATGCGTGTGCGAAGCAGCCCAAGATCTTAGCGCTTCGATTTCAGTTTTAACTTTGGACGCGATCGCAACGAACTCAGAAAGCGAATGGTCACCTAAAAGAAGTGAACTTCCTTTGATTGAAACCTTTCCGTCCGGATGGATGAAGATCTCGGCCGTATCGTTGACGATTTCGATTGCATCTTTTTCGGTGACCGTGAATGGGTCTTTCGCGGGATAAAGACACGGCTTGATGTAGGCGTCTGAAAGATGATGTTTACGGGGGTCTTCAGGATCAACGATCCCGCCCTTGGCATTCCAATTCTCAAGGCTTCGCTCGCTGAAACAAATCTCAACCGAGTCGCCTTCTTTAAGAGGCAAATGAATTCGAGCTTTGCCAGCTCTAGGGTGCGCGACCGGCACATTCGTCAAAAGTGGAAGTTCAACGATTTCACCGTTCGGATATTTTCTTTTGAGCGCGGGCCTAACGTCGGCCACTTGTTTTTGCGCATCGTACTTGGCAATCACGCCGGGCATAGAGGTATGAACCTGCACAAGTCTTTGCTCGATTGCGTATTTAAGAAGTTCTTCGATCTGAGGGGTGAAGTTTGGATCACTCATACGATTTCAATCCTCGTGAACCAGGCGGTGTCCGCCGTGTCGCCCTCGTGAGAAACCTTCTCGACGCGAAACTGTCCTTTCACGAACTTGCTTTGAATTTCGACGATGCGGCCGGGACTAATTTCCGGTTGAAGAAGGCTCACAACTTCAAGGCCCTTGTCTTTTTTGTTGGGACTTCCAATCAGGCCGCTTTCGGATGAGAGAAGAAACGCGGCTTGCGACGTGGACTTTCCTTTCGGAAGAATTTGAACGGCACCGTTTTGAATCGACCATTCAAGATCAAGCTTGTCGGTTAGATAATTCATGTGATCGCGCACGGGGCCTGAGAGCGAGAGCCCACCAGGGAAACTCTTTTGCGGAATCTCTTTTTGTTCGCCTTTGGCGAGCCCCATCGCATTGGT